CACATCGCCATCTAGCGGTGATCCAGATGTAAAAGCAGCGTATTTACGCAACCTTGAAGAAGCCAGAGCAACGGCTGCTGGTCTTGGACCAAAGCAGTTTGCAGCATTTCCTGAGTACAACTTGGGTATGGTTCAGAAGTACATGAACCCTTACGAATCTCAAGTCGTGCAAAACACATTGGCAGACATCGAGCGTGCCCGTCAAGGTCAAATATCTGCTGAAGGTGCAGCAGCTACGGCTGCCAGAGCATTTGGTGGTTCGCGTCAAGGTGTTACTCGTTCATTGGTTGACGAAGCAGCACTACGCAATGCAGGTAACTTGGCAGCTCAGTTACGCCAAGGTGGTTTTACTCAGGCTCAAAACCTTGGTCTATCACAAGAGGCATTGCGTCAACAGTATGAGCAATCTAAGCTCGATGCATCACGCAACTTAGGACTTGAAAGACTTGGTGTGTCTCAGGGCGCATTAAGCCTTCAACCTACGGCTGGAACTCAGTCAGCACCACTTTATACAAACCAAGCCACATCAGCACTTGGTGGCGCATTGGGTGGCGCTAAGTTAGGTTCTTTAATTGGTGGTGAAAAGAATCCAGACTATGCCTTGTACGGTGCTGGACTCGGTGGACTTCTCGGTTTCCTGTAAGGGGTAAATGATGGCAACAACAGATTTAGGCGGTTTACTCTTTGGCGGTGGTGGCTCTGGACTTGAAGACTATTTGAGTGCAGGACAACAAGAGGCAATTAAGAATCAGGCAATGCTTCAAGCAGCAGCAGCCTTGCTATCTGCTGGCGGTCCAAGCCGTACTCCGATCTCTATCGGTCAAGCTCTTGGCGGTGCTTTGCAAGCTGGTTCTGCTGGATATCAGCAAGCACAGCAAGGCGCTATACAGAATTTGATAACTCGACAAAAGTTAATGGAAGCAAAGCGTTTAGAGGATTACCGCAAGGCTTTGCAAGATCAGCAACTTCAACCACAGCAACCTGTTGGAGAAGTCACAACCATTACACCAGAGCAAGCAATATCTGCTGGTGGAATGCCAGCAGGTCCTACCGTTGCGCGTGCAAACTTAATAGGTCAACAAGTTAGAGCGCCAGCACCACAAATGTCTGAGCAAGAGATGTTGTATCAAGACGCAATGAATAAATACAAAATTGCTGAAAGATACGGTATGTCTGAAGAGGCATCAAAATATTTGGAAAAGGCTCAAAAAATTAAGCCAATGGAGAAGGTATCAGGCGCACCGTTTGAGGTTACTGACGCTACGACTGGCAAGCCAATCATGGTGCAACAGTTTGATACTGGTCGTCTTCAGACACTTAGTGGCTATGGTCCAAAGCGGGATGTTGTATTACAAAGCCTTGGTGGTAAAACCGTTGCGATTGATAAGTCAAAACTTGCTGGTGGCGAAACATATGCACAAACTCTTGCGCCTCAAGTCGTTGGTGGTGCTGAGAGTGGCTACTATGTTGTTGGCGGTGGCGGTGGTGGCGTAGGTGGCGCACCAAGCGCTGGTGGTGGCGCTCCAAGAGGTGGCGCTCCTGCTGGTCAGGTAGTACCTGCTGCTGCACCTGCTGGCACACCTCCTGTGGCTGGCGCTCCAATACCAATCATTGCTGGTACTGGCGCTAAAGCACCAGAGGCATTTATGAAGGCATCACGCCAACTCAATGACCTTCGTGGTGCTATTGAGGACTACAAGACAGAGCTTTCTTCTGGCGTTTGGGTTGTACCTAAAAACATTCCTATACCGTTTACTGACTCTGGCATACCTATGCCTATCGGTCAGGATAGCGCAAGGGTTGCTGGTAAGTACAACTCGTTATTGATGGGTGTTAAGAATCTGTATGAGTTAGGTGCTTTGACTGGTCCTGACATGGCGATCATTGAGCGTCAGTTAACTAACCCATCTTCATGGACTGGTTTGCTAACAAGCAAGAACGCAATGAATGCTCAGGTTAAGGTGCTGGAGGATATGTTGGATCGCGCAGACAAGAATCTGTCTTCCTCGTACAAGCAACCTATGCCAGCAGCAGCCACAACGCAAAAGGTTTTTACATATAACCCTGCAACTGGTCAACTTGAGCAAAAGTAAGGTTCTATCATGGTTCAAAAAGTAACAGTACCAGACATAGGAGTTATTGAGTTTCCAGACTCAATGAGTCCTCAAGACATTGTTAAGGCTTTGCAATCAATGCAAGGCGTGCAAGCACCCAGACAACCTAAGACAGTTACAGAGAAGGTTTTGGCTTCTCCTGTTGGCGGTGTTATTCGTGGCTTGCGTGACATTCCAGACGCTGGTGCTCAACTATTGACGCGAGGCTTAGAAGCCGTTGCACCTGCTGGCTCTAGCATGGAAAAGTTCATGCAAGCAGAGCGCAAAAGAGTTGAAGACATAAACCGTGAAGCTGAACGCGCCTACCAACAAGACTGGCGCATGGGTCAAATGAAACCAAACGAGTTTGATGTTGGTCGCGCTGTTGGTGGTGCTGTTGCTACTGCAATTCCCGCTACAACGGCTGTTAAGGCGCTTGGACTAACAACTGCACCTGTGCGTGCTGGCGCTGTCTCTGGTGCTGTTGGAGGTGGCTTCCAGCCCGTCCTTGAACCACAAGATTCATTTGCGGAGCAAAAGGCTACGCAGATCGGCTTAGGAGGTGCTCTTGGTGCTGGCGGTGGATACCTTGGTGACAAGATAACTAACCTGTTATTTGGTCGTGGTACAGCTCCTGCCGTTGGCGGTGCTGGTGGTGTTGGTTCTGCTGAGGCAACTCTAAGCGCCACACCAACTGCTCAAGTCACTGGTGGAGGAGTTAATTTAGGTTCTGTTGCACCTGAGTCTGGCGCTGCCCTTACTGCTGCTCAAAAGGCTATCTTAGAGCGTGGCAAGGCTATGGGGTTCAAGACTACGCCAGCACAAGAGACTGGCTCACGATCACTTCTCCAGATGGAAGCGCGAATGGAGTCAAGCCCATTTACATCAGCGCCATTCAATGCCATTAAGACTGAAAACCAAAAGGTCTTAAACCGCGCTACTGCGCAAGCTATTGGCGTTAACTCTGACGAGTTGAGCAATCCAGTATTGGCTCAGGCACAGCGTCAGATCAGCGATGTCTACAAGAAGGTGGCAACACCAGAAGTGCGCAAAGTAGACGGCATGACATTTATGAACAACATTGATCTTATTGACAATGCGTTTGAAGGTCTGACCACTCAACCATTAAAGACTAATATCCTTGTTAAGCAGTTACAAGACTTAGCCATGAAGGGTGAGGCTAGTGGCGTACAACTGCAAAACCTGTCTTCTAAGATCGGTAAGCGTGCCAAGAATGAGATGACTACCGCAATGGGTGACCGTGAGTTGGGTTCTGCCTTATTCCAGTTAAAGGAAATGGTGGACGACGCTTTATCTGCTGGACTTAGCAAGGCAGAGCAAGAAGCGTTTGCTACGGCTCGCAATAACTACCGCAACCTAATGACCATTCGTACAGCGTCTGGCGTTGTCAACCCGTCATCAGGCAATGTATCTGGTTTGAACTTAGCGTCTGCCCTGACACGCAAAGACCCACAAGGATTTGTGTTTGGCTCTAACCAGACACCAATGTATGAGGCAGCAAGGTTTGCACAGGCATTTAAACCAATCGTGGGTGACTCTGGAACTGCGACTCGCTCGATGGAATACTCGCCATTGAATATGCTTTTGTCGATGCCAACGAACTTGGCTGCAAAGGCTTACACATCAGCTCCAGCATCATCTGTATTGACCAGAGCTGTTGGCGGTACTGGCTTGATGCCAAACGCATTGGAACAGGCTCAGGTTGAATCATTACGCAAGGCTTTGCCAATTACTGGCGGTCTTGGACTCGGTGGACTTTTAGGACCTTAAAGATATGGCACTACTAGACGAAGAAGGCGCAGCATTTGGCTATTACCCACAACTTCAGCGTCAAGCTGCAAGGATGCGAGCTGCTGCGCAAGGAAGGATTCCTGAGAACTTACCAGACCCAAGAACTTATGGGTTTATAAGTGGTTTGCTTGGAACATCTCCAGATGAACTTGGTATGAGTGTTCTTTCTCCAAATACGCAAGCAGCAAAAGAAGCTGCGTATTACGGTTACCAGCTTGGCAATGCATCTCAAATTGCGCCTATTGTTGTACCTGCTGCAAGAGCAACCATGAGTGGTGTTAAAAGTCTTGGTGAGGAAATGGCAACAAGAGTTGCTACTGGAAGACCTATGCTTCCAAGTCTTTTAGAAGAACCTCAAGTAGCAATGTTTGCAGCTCCTCCAAGTACGACAAGACAAGGCGTTGGAAAGTCTAAAAACAGAGTTGGCACTACTGGTCAATATGTTGGCGCTCCACAGGGAATAGACAGCCCTCAAAAGCTCGCAGCAATGCGTGCAAATTACATGAAAGATGTAAATCAAGGTATTGCTGGAAGAGACTGGTACGACGATGCAAGCAAATGGATTTCAGAAGTAGCGCCAGAAAATAGAAGTCAGGCTATAGCAGATGCTATTGGCGTGTCTTCTCAGGGTACTGGCGTTGACTCTAATCTTGGATTTGCTGTTAAAGGTATCAATCAATTTGCTGCTGGCTTACCTGTTGAGACTGGAAGATTTCCAAGCAATCAGTCTCCATTGATTCAAAATGCACTTGCTGGTATACAGCAACACCTTGGTCCAAAGAGACAACCCTTTGCGTCTAATTTAAGCGTTGAGTGGAATCCTTCTATGGCTCAATATCCAGTACACGATATTTGGCAGGGCAGAGCATTTGGATACAAAACACCAGAAGGAAAGCCTTGGGATGCTGGATTTAGCCCACAACAGCACGCATTTATGGATCAACAAATGGTTGCCATACAGGATCAATTAAACAACGCAAAGGCTGGTGGGTTTACAAATTGGAATCCACTTAACACGCAAGCAGCAGCATGGACTGGTGCAAAAATTCGCTCTGGCGATTTACTTCCATCTGATGCTGCAATGCACTATGGTGATTTTTCTCCGAAGTATCAGGCTATGGCTACGCATGAGCAAGCTACTGGTGCTGGAATTGGTCACATTGAAAATTTATTGTCTATGCCTTACGAGGAGAGACTTGCATTTCAAAATGCAGTACCTTGGACAGACCAAAGAGGCAGAGACATGATTTATGGCTCTGGCGGTTTACTTGTTGAACCATCAACAAAAGCAGTCGGTGCTTACACGCCAAAAGCTACTGGTCTTCTTGAGGTAAACCCAGCAGAAGTTGCAAGACCTTTAGTACAGCAATCTGGTGGTGCAATTATTCCAAGTGATGCACAAATGCTAAACATTGGAGAATCATCACGCGCTTATATTGATGCACAAAATGCTGGTGCATGGCACAAAATAATTCCAGATACACAAACTAGTGCTGCTGAAAGAAACAGCATAAACATTCCATTAGACAAGAGTCCTACTCCAGAGCAGATGTCTAAACTAAGTGAGTTAGCAACGCAAAATGGTATGTTTGCTGTGGATACTGGTAAAGGCGTTAACCTAATCAATGACCCATATTCAAATATAGGTAAGTCAAGGACTGGTATTACATTAGCAAAAGAAATAAAGGGTAATTTAGGAACAACATTAAAAGATGTAATTGGAGATACTGGTCAAAGAGTAAAAATAGAAACAGGTTACCAAGACTATGAAAGTCTTTGGAAAGATGCTGGAAAAGGCAAAGCTACAAAACAGTTCTTAGACACTCTAAAAACAAATGAGCAATTTGCGCAAAGCATTGAACCAGCATTACAACAAAAAGCGCTTGCTAATATGCAGCGCGATGCAGAGTTTGCAAAACGAACTGGCGGTAAGGTAAGAGACGATATACAAAAAGCCAGAGAAATATTTGCAGCAAAAGGAATTGCTGGTCTTACTGCTGCTCTGGCTTCTGGGGTTGTTCTGGCTGAACCTGCTCGCGCAGTTCTTGATCCTTCGCAATTACAGTAGATCGGTGATTGGCTGAAGGGAATGACTTAACCCCAGCCATTCTTCTCATTTGAGCAGCTTCTTCTGCCTCGGTAAGGTTTACCGCAATGATCTCGGTAAAACCGTTAGGATGTGTGATGTATTCGTATGGCATTATTTTTCCCCATAAAAAGCAGCCGTCAACGGGTCGCGCTTAACCTTACGCTTGAGCTGTCGTTGACGAGCAAGACGAAACTCTTTCTCCTCGATGCTCTCGCGCTCTCTGCACTTCTTGACTCTGGCTTTATTGCTTAGTGGCTCAGGCTTTTCTGCATCCACTCCAATACCGTAACGGTACACGGCTATCCAGCCGTTTGCTTGTGCCCTACGCCACGACTGGATGTGCACGCTACCTTCGTCTTTTAACTTGTGCAGCATATCCCTACTAGACCTTAGCGTGCAATGAAGGATGTCTGCCAACTCTCTGGTGGTGTAACCCTTCTGAGAGATCAAGGCAACGAGCTTTGGCATTCTGGTTGACTTCATTTGTCCTTGTCCAATGACATATAAAGAACTGCAACGATGACCAGCAGACCTATGCAAGCGCCAGTAAAGAGCAACACGAAAAGAGTCAAGATGCTTTGTAGTGCCTCAATCATAGTTAAGCCCTTTCAGTTTTAACTCAATATTCCTCGCTGTCTGCTCAATCTCGCAGCCCCCTTTGCCGTAGGCTATACACTTGTGTATCTCCTCTTCGGTGAGGGATACCCACGGCTTTTTGTAGGTCTGGATGTCGTCGTCGTCTTGTACCTTGCGGTGCGGGACTGATATTCCTATGTGTCGTGTCATGCTATCTTCTCCTCAATGGCTCTCGCCCTTCGTGACTTTATCTCAAGTACAACCATGTCGAGTGCCTTCTCTAGTTCGCCAATGGTGGTGATCTCAAGCTGCGCGTCATGAAGTTCCATGACATAGTTGATCGCTGTCAACTCGGATGCCTTCGCCACAAACCGATCTTCACGGTTGATACCGCGACGCGATAACTCCAGCAATGCGTCCTGTCCTTCTTTGATCTCATCTTTGTATTCATGCCCAATGCCAAGGCGAGAGAGGGCTTCTGAGACATTAAGGGCAGAGATGATGGAGTCGATGTCATAACGCTTTGCCTGACCCGTCCTGAGCGCTTCTAGAGCGCTGTGATTCTTTATCTTGAGGTCAAGGACTGCGCTGCCAGTAGCAGAGACTGGCTTGAACCCGTTAATGACCCAAGTGGCGACATCGAGGCGTACGCCTTTGGGTTTGTATTTACTTCTTTTTCGCATTGCGTTTTAACCTTGGGCAGTTTATGCAGAACACTTTATCCTTGGACTGACACACGCCAAGGGTCTCGCACTTGGTGCGTAGTACAACCCACGGTGGTGGTGTCACCCATCTAGTTTTTACTTCACTCATTGCTGCGCAATCAGTTCGGTCTCTAACTGCTTAACGCGCTCGGTCAATTCCTTGACGCTCATCTCTGCGACTTCCAACTCCTTACCGTGTGAGCGTCTAGCCATCTGCATCCCAGCGTCGTAACCCATCATTGCACCTTTGTGAGCTGCTTCGCTAACCAGTTTGGCGATGTCTTGTGGCGACATGATGCGTGCCTTGCCTTCGGCAGCCTTCAAGTAACCAAGCACCATCTCGTCTATTTTCTTTTGTACTGACATATTAGTTTCCTGTTGCAATGAGGGCTGTGATGAGACCGACAGATACGCCAGTCAGGAAGATGAGAACGCAGTCCACAAGGGAGACGCGCTCGTCGACATAAGGTCCATCGACTTCTAGGTTTTGTGTGTAGTTCTGGTGTTTCATAGTTCTCTCGCTTTAATCATTGCGTCTGCTAATTCATATGCTTGTTTTGCAACACGCTCTGGCGTGTTAACTGGGAAACTTGTGGGGAATACTGTGCCTGACTTTACAAGGGATGCAGCAAAGTAATCACGCAAAGACATTCCAGTACAAGTTATGCCGTCATGTGTCCAAGGGAATGCAGTAGGTAGATCGTTCATTATTCACTTTCAGAGTTAAATTGTGTGAGGGCTTCTTCGCAGATGTGATCCACGATGGACTGCATAAGAATGTGGGCGATGTCAATGTCACCACAAAAGGCATTGACCAGATTCATGCAAGCAGGGAAGTCTGGCGCTTCCCCGTGGTTGAGTTCTTCTGGTTCGTACTCCAAGAGGCAGTCGAGTTCCACACCTTCCACTTCGCAGTTAAATTTGTACAGGGTTTCGGTCATGCTGTCACCTCTTTCTTTGCGTCGATGCGTGTAAAAAAATCTGCTTGTTTGCTGACTGCGCACTTCGCGCATTGATACTGATCTGCTTTGAACTCAGACCAAGTGCCTGACATTGGTGTGCGTAGTATGTTTCTACCGCAAGCAGTTCTGGATGTCATGCCAGAACCGTATTTGTTTAAGTGCATTACTCTCATGCTGTCACCTCATTATTCAAGATGGTTAATGCTTCCTTAGCGCTGGATGCCTCATAGTCACGGCAGATGGCGAGTTCAATGCCATTGTCGTAAACAGCAATCCATGCACCTGACACGGTGCAATTAAGGCGAGGATTAAATTTTTCCTCTTGACAATAAACTTCTACTACTTTCATGGTTTGCTCCTTAGCTTCGGTTGTTGATGTGCCAATCATACATGATTTGACTAAGTTATCAATACCCTATGGTTTAGTCAACTATTACCCCAATACAATCAACCTCGACAGGGTGTAGTTTCCCTGTCGGCTGTGCCTTATGTCTCCGCAAGAGGTGCAGTTGCCTTGATAGGGGATGGGTGACAGGACTCATCCCCTTTTTTTGTCTGCCTTGTTGAGTTAATCAATTCTAGGTTAACATAGTCAACATGAACTACATAACCGAAATCATAGAACGTGCTGAGAAGGCGGGGTTCAAGATGGCAGACATCTGCCGTGAGGCTGGCATTGATCAGGCTCAGATGTCTCGATGGGTGGCTGGGCATACTGTGCCCTTGGTCTCCTCCATTGAGAAGCTCAGAACTGCAACCGATCGGCTCATTGAGAAACGCATCGAAGACTTGAAAGTAGGTCAGGAATGATTCGCCAACTTGGAATTGATGTCGGCAACAACGGTGCGATCTCCTTGATCGTCGATGGTGTCCTTGAGCGTGTTGAGGATATGCCCATTGTGGAGATCAAGCGCGGTAAGACGACAAAGCGCCAAGTGTCTGCGCAAGCCTTGGTGGGCATCATCAAGGAGATGAACCCAACTCATGCAGCAGTTGAGAAGGTCGGCTCAATGCCAAACCAAGGCGTGAGTTCTACCTTTGCGTTTGGACGCTCTGCTGGGGTCATTGAAGGCGTATTAGCAGCGCTCCAAGTGCCTGTGACTTATGTCCAGCCAGCAGTCTGGGCACGCACCATGAATAAGGGCTACGGCAAGGACGCATCCAGACACCGCGCAATGGAGTTATTTCCAGACAAACAAGACTGGTTTAAGTTGGTTAAGCACGACGGTCGCGCTGAGGCTGTGCTCATTGCGATGTGGGGATTGAAGCAGTTATGACCCATCAAGAGATAAAAGAACTTGCAGGGCACAGGGCTGTATCACCTTGGGTGATGAAGCTCGTTAATGATGCTTTGGCTAAAGAACGTGAAAAATCTTTAAAACTTTGGATGCTGTTAGATGATATAGATACAGCAGATGACATTGCAAAATCTGATGATGATATTTATCGAAGTTTATGTAGGCAACTGCATAAAAAGCGTTGGGATGTGCTTAATGGCGATGAAATAGATGATGCAATCAGAGCAAGGGGACAAGCATGATCGACGACGAAAGAAACACTATGCGCGAGCACATTGTCTGGCTTACCAAGGAGTTGGAAGACACACGACAGCAACTTAAAGCACGCAATGAATTGCTTGGAGAGATGCTCAATCCAGAGGCGCTTGGACACGCTGTCAGCAATGAGGTGCGCGGTCTTATCTATACGGTTTTGTATTTAACGAAAGAAAACGAATAATGATCAAACTACGCCCAAGTGCAGCAACACGCTGGATTCAATGCCCTGCATCTGTCAGGCTTTGTGCCGACATCCCTTACACGCCAGCAGGTGAAGCTGCGCAGATCGGTACTGCCATTCACGAGGTAGCTGAGACTGCATTCTTAACGAATGCAAGCCCCTACGACTGGATTGGACAGACCGTCAAGGACATTGTGATAACTGAGCAGAACGCTGACTTTGCACAGGCTCATGTGAACCATATACGCGACTTGGAGTTGCGTCTTGGTACTCTCAAGGTTGAGCAGTATGTAACCGTGTACAAGGACAAGGACATCGAGTTGGGTGGTACTGCCGATGTGGTGGCATGGAATGACGAGCAGTCAACGCTTTGCATTGCAGACTTAAAGACTGGTCGTGGTTATGTGGACGCTGACTCAGACCAGATGAAGATATACGCTATCGGTGCAATGCGTCTAACAAAGACAGAGTTTCAAAACATTGAACTCTCGATCATCCAGCCACATCACGGTGAACCACGCACTCACAGGATCACATTTAAAGAACTCAACGACTGGGCTGCTAACAATCTCACGCCAGCGATCCAAGCAATCAAGAAGGGCGACACCGAACCCACTCCAACAGAGTCGGGTTGCCAATGGTGTCCTGCTAAGGCGATCTGTCCTGCACAGCGTAAGGGCTTCGAGGTCATTGCGTCTCAACCTGATCTGACGCAACTTAACAAAGAAGATATCAAGTCAATCATGGTGACGCTGACAGCAGAGCAGATCGAGGACTTGCTGGATCGCGCACCACTTGTTGAGAAGTTCATCGACGCTGTGCGTGCACACGCAATCACTCGCATTGAGGCAGGTGAAGTCATTAAGGGCTGGCAGATGCAACCTAAGCGTGCGTACCGCAAGTGGATCGACGAAGAAAAAGCAAAGCACGCATTGCACGACGCTGGTATCCCAGCAGATAAGTTGGTCTCTAGTGAACTAATTAGCCCATCAGAAGCAACCAAACTGCTACCTAAAGAACATAAAGACTTAATTGACACGCTAACAAAGAAAGAGTCTAGTGGTCTCACTCTTGCGCGAGATTACTCATTAGGTCAATAATCCATTCCCCCAAACCGTTGCCATGTGCAACATCTTTAACTTGAACTCGAAAGGCTCAAATGCTTAATCTCTCATCATCATCTGGCGGTGGTAATTACATCCGCTTTATGCCTAGCGCCAATGCTTGGCTCAACAGCAACAAGGAAGAATTCACGCCAAAGAAAATGGTTGTGGATACTGACTCATTGCAGACTGGTTGGATGCACCTCGGAGAAGGTGTACGCGACTGGCAACCAGACGTAAGTCTTGGGAAGAAAGGACCACAGCCAAGCGCAGACCATAAGCGCGGTTTCTCCATCAAGTTCTACAACAAGGAGATGGGACTTGCTGAGTGGAGCGCGAACGGTACAGGTCCTAACATGGGCTTAGAGAAGTTGTGGAAGGCAATCGAGGCGGGACAACAAGCCAACGCTGGCAAGTTACCAGTCATCGAGTACAAAGGCTCGACGCTAGAGAAGATNNTTTGATAGTGACGGCAAGATCACGATGGGAGCGCCAGTAGCACCAGCACCTAAAGCAGCGCCTAAGACTGCTATGGCTGCCGCAGTAGAAGACGACGAGATGTTTTAACTAACGGAGAAGACGGGGCTGATCTAACGGTCAGTCCCGTTTTTTTTCCTCTATGGAAAACACACAAGAATTTTGGATGCTGCTTCTTATTGCGTTGGCTCAAAGGGTCTACGAGTTGGAGCAGAGATTAGAAACATTAGAAGGACAAGAATGCAAGCCGAACAAATAGCGCAAGCGCTTGGCAACGCAAAGAAGGTGGGAAACGGCTGGTTGGCGAGCTGTCCTGTCAGCTCACACGGTCAAGGCAACGGTGACAGGAATCCAAGCCTAAGCGTGACAGAAGGCGAGGACGGTAAACCCTTGTTTTTCTGTCACGGTGGGTGCGATCAGGAGACGGTGTTCCATGCCGTGAAGGACTTTGGGCTGCTACCTGACCTGCCAAACCCAACAGACTTCCTCACCCAGTTAAAGCCGTTACCGAAACCTCAAGAACCTGTGCTCGAACAGGAGTGGCACTACACCGACGAGGACGGTGTGACTCAGCACATAAAACAACGATACAAGACCTTTGACGCTAAAGGAAAGACCTACAAGCAGTACAGGGTGGATGAGCAGGGACGCAAGCACGCATCCATGACTGGCGCGAACATAGTGCCGTACCAGTTGCCTGAGATTGAGTTTGCAAGAAAGACAGGACGGACAGTCTTCTTGTGCGAGGGAGAGAAGGCAGCAGACGCAATCAGGTCTATCGGTGCATACGCAACCTGCACGCATAACGGTGCAAGCAACTTCCCAGAGGATGTCGTCAAGTACTTCGTTGGTCTTACTGTTGCAGTCGTCCCTGACAACGACACGGTGGGCTGGGAGTACGCAAGGAAGGCAGTTGCAGCTCTCAAGTCGGTTACAAAGAGTATCCGAGTGGTTGATCTAGGACTTGAAGAGGTAAAAGAAGACGCATACGAGTTCGTTCACAAGTACGGCAAGGACAAGCAGGACTTGGTGGAGATCACGAAGGCAACGCCAAGCATACAAAGTGAGTCAGATGTAACGACACCTGCAAGGTTGTTGGGAGTTGTTGAGACGCAAGAAACTCAAGAACTTGAACTGCCACAAGCACCACTTCAACGCGAAGGATTCAAGCTCGAGGCGTGGGACGACATCGAGGACGAACCTGTGGAGTGGCTTATTCAAGGAGTCATACCGCAGAGATCATTCGTTGCCTTGTACGCACCACCAGCGTCATTCAAGTCCTTTGTGGCTTTGGACATTGCAGAGTGCATCGCAACGGGAAGGCAGTTCTTAGGGCACGAGATCAGCAAACAAGGTGCAGTCCTATACATCGCAGGTGAGGGTCATGGCGGTATCGGAACAAGGATCAAAGCCTTAAAGACGCACCACGGCACGCCAGAAGGAACACCTGTTTACTTCCTCAGAAGACAGGTAAACCTTAGAAGTTCACAAACAGACCTCAAGGACTTGGTGGCAGCCATTGACGACCTCAAAGCAATCCACGAGATTCACTTCGAGATGATCATCATCGACACCTTGGCTAGAGCGTTTGGCGGTGGAAATGAGAACGCAAGCGAGGACATGGGGGCATTCATCACAGCTGCTGGAGCAATCCAAGGCAAGTATGAGTGCTCACTATTGGTGGTGCACCATGCTGGTAAGGACGCAACCAAGGGACTACGCGGTCACTCTTCCCTGCTCGGAGCAGTAGACACAGAACTAGAGATCATCCGCATAGAAGGCGCTCAACCACCTAAAGGAATTCTGCACATCAGCAAGCAAAAGGACGGGGAAGACGGGCAGCGCATAGGGTTCAGAATGGTCGAGGTCAGCTCCAGCTCTGGCGGTGTCGTGGACTTTGAGTCTGGTGTTTCAAGCCTTGCGGTTGAACCAGACGAAGATATGGACACCGATCGCATTAGCCAAGCAACACCACCAAATAGGACAGGCGCTGGGATGAATCAACGGCTTGCGTTGTCCTGTCTGCACGATGCCATTAAAAAGTATGGCGAGATGCAGGTGGTCGATGGGATGCGCAATAAGTGCATAAAGATTGACCAATGGAAGGACGAATTCAAGAAGCGCATGGGCAGCGATGTCATGCCAGATACGCTAAAAAAGGCTTGGTATCGCGTCAAGGCTGATCTTGCTGATTTACAAAAAGTAATCATTTATGGTGACTTGTGCTGGGCTGTATATGCGGATGATGATGGCGCAAAAACATCAAATTCTGTGGTTGTTCAGATCAAAAAGTAGGTGGGGACAAATGGACATATCGAGGACAAATGGGTGGACATCACAAAATCCATTTGTCCATGCCAAAAAGGTGGACAGATGGGGTGTGTGTGTATGTAATACACACCACCTGTCCCCTTGGCAATGCGTCCGATTTGGTAGTTTTTAAAAAAAGGAGTTGTCCGTGGTTAAGAAACGAATTGGTAGTGTGGTTAAAGGGTTAAAACAACCAGAATTCCCGATGAATACTTTTGAAGTATTTATGAATTCGAGGTTAGTTGAGCTGTCTGTGGTCAAGCGTGAGCACGAAAAGCGTTGGGGCATCAATAGGTTGATCGAGTTGGTGGACTCTGAGTTTCGGATCAAGGTGTGGACTCAGGCAGAACGAGTCTTCGATGCGTCGAAGTCAAGGGATGAGGTGAAGTTGGATCGAGCTGTCGGTGGAATGATCAAGGCTTACGGTGCGCTGGAGTCTTGGGCGATTGAGCATGGCGTGTCTGAGATGCCAGACATCACGGCAGTCGAGCATGAGATGAAAGACGGGTCGGTGATGGTGGTGGTTGGAACACATCACGACGCAACGCTGTATCAGCAGTTCAGACCAGATGTCCAGAATCGTCACATCTGGACGATGGAAGAGCTGGAGTTGATCATGGAGTCACCAGTCATCAAGGAAACCATGAAGATCAAGGCGCTAATGCCTTGCGCTGCACTTGTCAGGTTGGACAAGGATGCGAAGGAGTTTCCACTTGGCGGTGCGTCAGGCTTTGATGATGTCAAGTCTGACGAGTTGGATGCTTCGTCGTTGCCAAAGGTGTTTGACACCAGCAAGATGGGCAAAAATAGGGCTAATCGGGCTTTGGAGGAGATTTAAATGCGAGTTGATACTTTGTGGTGGATAAGTGGCTTTGATGCCTTGGAGGGCTTTTAAATGGCTGGAAACAAGAAAAAGGTTGCCGACATCGCATTGCTCAACACTTTGCCCATTGAGCAGATCACGAATATGTTTGAGGCTGGGATGAGCGAGACGCGGATATGCGTGGCGCTTGGTGTCAGCAAGAAGGCGCTGACCGAATGGCTGGACGCACCAGAACAGGACGGCTTTCTCGCACGCGTGCGTGCGCGAGCAGCGAATCATATCGTAGGCGAGATGATCGAGATCGCAGACGAGACCGACATCGAGGAGATCAACAAGGCAAGACTGCGCGTACAGACGCGCCAATGGGTCGCAGAGCGCTGGAATCCAGCAGCGTACGCCCAGAACAAGATGCCAAGCGTCCAAGTCAACCTGTCTGGCATGAGGCTGGATGCGTTGCGACGCATCGAGGTCGTCGAAGATGTATCCACAGACAAGTTGTCCTAGTTATCCACATTCGTGTGAAAAGCGCCAGAGTTATCCACATTTATGCTTACAAACCTGTGGATAACAGCAAAATAACTTTACATAATGAACATAGTATAAAGTAGGTGAATAGTTTAGTATTCATTTCTGACTGTTTTCTGCTGACATATTCGGGTTTACCCCACCCTTCGCTTGGCGCGACGGGGCGGGCTGAAACTGCACCCCGACAGATACCGAACCCACACCCCCCACACCCCCTACTCACACAGCACCACCCTCCCACAAAAAAAATAAAAAAATTCCATGCACAATTCGCCCATGACGACAAAATCAACTCCGACAGAAAAAAAACAAAAAGAAAAACACCCAAAAACCCAACAGAACCAAGAGACGAACACCAACACAAAAAAAAAACAAAACCACACACACAACACAAAACCCACACTGCACCAACCGCACACAAAAAACACCCAAACA